AATTAGATAGAACGGAAGAACGTTTTATTGTTAAAACTAATATGACTAAAGATGGTTATTACGATTTACTGAATCGCGCATCTATTCAGTTTAATAGTGCATTACAAGATTATGTTAGTTTTACGGTTTTAGAAGCTACTTCATATGGTTGTGATATAGTTTATCCGAGATTCAAAAGTTTTCCTGAATGTATTCCGGCAGATAGGTTGTATGACCCGTTTGATGTAAATAGCGCTCTTAAAGTTTTAGAGTCTTGTATAAAAGAACTACATTCTCACTTTAATATACCTAAGTTATCTTCTTTAGGTTGTTTAATGGATGCTTATATTATTAAGAATGGAATAGATAGAGAAGTTAACATTTGGAATGAATCAGAATATTACGAAGCATTTCTTAAAGATAAAGGAGTTTTATAATGAATAAAAAGATAGGTAAATTTAAATACTTTCCGTCTTTCTCAGCAGGTGAGTTTGGACACGGATTATTAAAAAATCATAAATTTAAAGATGAACTAACTTGTAGATTTTATACAGAAGAGTTTCCTGAAGAATTTAGATATACGGATTTTTTAATCACAGCAGGTGCACATAAATCACGTAAAGATTTTTATAATGAATTAGGATTCAAACGTGATACTAATTTAATTATGGGTGACTCAGGTGGATATCAAATAGCATCAGGAGCGATAAAATGGAAGCCTGAACTAAAGACGGTAGTTTTTGATTGGTTAGAAAACAACTCTGATATTGCTATGAATCTTGATATCCCGCCGAGGTTAAAATACACAGGAAAATTTAAAGAATGTTTTGATATCTCAATGGAAAACTTTAAATACTTTAATGAGAAACAAACAGGTAGAACTAAATTCTTAAATGTATTACAAGGTGAAGATGATACGACTTACAAAGAATGGTATACTGCAGTAAAAGATTTTGACTTTCAAGGTTGGTCTATTGGTGGTACAGCAGGTGATGTATTTAGATTTATGGCAAGTGTATGTACTTTATTAGAAGGTAGAGAACACGAAAAGAAATCAAATGAGTATCTACATATTTTAGGTACATCACGTATTCAAGATTTCTTTATGTTGTTACAATTACAAAAGTCACTTGAAGATGTAGGTTCTAACATAACGGTTACTACTGATTCATCTACTCCTGACAGAGCAGTTGTGTTTGGTTTATATTATACTTCGTTCTCATTTAAAGATGCGAGATTCGAAGCATTTAATATGCCAAGAGAAAAACATCTACCTGAGATGCCTGAGATGTTAGATAAAATTAAAACACAAAACTTAATTGGTGTTAATGATTTTGATAGATTCATCGAGAAGTGGGCTGATATGAGAGATGTATGTGATTGGAATTGGGATGGACAATTTAGAATGAGACTACACAATTTTTATTTGTTTTTAGATACGATTGAATTGATTGAACAATCAATATATGGTATCAGACACAACTTAGAACAAATGATAAATAAAGATTTAGCTAAAGTATTAAGGTCGATTGATGAAATGGTTAAATCAGATAAACCTCGTGAAGTATTTGAGAAATACGCAAAAGATTACAATAAACTTTCTAATGTAAAGAAAAGTCTTGTTGTAAAAGAAAATAACTTTTTTGGATAAGGAAATAAAAATGAAACTAAAAATAGAAGATTTACAAGAACGTATGCAGTACATTCGTGATAATGTTAAAGAACATAATTCCGAAGAACGTGCTGGTAAGTTAAATAAAATGTATGACCATTTTGAAGAACGTATGATGTTAGCACCGGCTTCATCTACTGACCATTTTCACAACTCGTGGCCCGGAGGTTATATTGACCACGTTATGAATATAACAGAAGCAGGTAAAAAGTTATTTAAACTTTATGAAGACTTTGGATTCAAGTTAACATATACCGTTGATGATGTAGTATTTTGTACAATGCATCACGACTTAGGAAAACTTGGTAGTCTCGAAGAAGATTATTATAAACCTAATCCGTCTGAATGGCATAGAATCAATCAAGGAAAAATGTATGAAATCAATCCTAACTTACATAATATGACCGTTACTGACAGAGCAGTTTATACGTTAAGTCAATTCGGTGTTACATATTCTGAACAAGAATATTTAGGATTAAGACTTGCTGATGGTATGTATGAAGACGCTAATAAAACTTATCTAATGGGTTTTGGTGAAGGTAAAAAGATAAAATCAAATATTGCTCAGTTAGTTCATCAAGCAGATATGGTTGCTACTCGTTTTGAGATGGAACGTTATATGTTTAGTGAAGATGCTAATATACCTTATAGTAAAATTATGGGTGTTGATGTAGAAAAGGCTATCGATATAGATGATAGGTCACGAGAGAAGACGATAGCGAAAAAAGCAAAACCTAAAGTAGATACAGATTACAAGAATCAACTATTTGACGATTTGTTTGGAGATAAAAAATGATTATAGAAATAATATTAGGTATATTACTACTTACAAGTATAAGTGCTAATATAATTCAATTAAAAAGACAAGAAACGTTAGAAACTTGGTTCGAAGATATGTCAAGTGATTTAGATAAAGTTCAGAAAGAATTTTTGATAATCGATGAAAAGAAAATGTTTGAATCAGACGATGAAGTCGGTGATACGTTTGAGCGTCTAAAACTTAGTTTAAATAAAATACAAAAATACACAGGAGTAGAAGAAGATGGCAACACCAGCAAGTAACTTACCGGTTAGAAAAAAAATCAAACGAAGAAAGAAAAGTAAAATGTACTTTGGACAAAAAACCGAAGATGCAATCGTAAAGTATAATTCTATGGAACCCGGTGACCCTGAAAGAAATAGACTTTTTGCTGAAAGTATTTATCACCCTATCAGAAAAATATCTGAAAACTTAATTCATACTTATAAGTTTTATTATTTTGATGAGCCTACAGAACAAGTAATTGAAGAAGTAGTCTCTAATATGGTAATTAATATGCACAAGTATGTACAAGGTAAAGGCAAAGCATTTAGTTATTTTTCAGTTGTTGCTAAAAACTATCTTATTTTAAATAATAATAAAAATTATAAGATGGGTAAAATACACGACCAAATAGATGTTATGGATTATAACAGAGATACTGATGGTGAATCAAGTTCTGCTAACGTTTTAGACTTTAAATTAGAAGTCTTTAAACAAATGTTATTCTATTGGGAAGATAATATTTTTAAAATTTTTAAGAAAAAGAAAGATATTGCTGTAGTTGATGCTCTTCTTTATTTAATGAGAAATAATAAAAGTATTGAAAACTTTAATAAGAAAGCACTTTATATCTTAATTCGTGAAATGAGTGGTTCTAATACTCAACATATAACACGAGTTATAAATGTAATGAAACGTAAGCAAACTTCTTTAGTTACTGACTTCAGAGATAAGGGAATATCATTCAAAAACAATGTAACCGGCTCAGTATTCACTTAAAATCGTATCTTTCTTGATTTATATATATTTATTATTAATTAAGGAAGATATATATGTCGGACTCTTTTGAAGTCTTTGAAGGCAAAACGTTATCAGATGTTTTCAAAGATATCTACAAAAACTCAGAGAATAACAAACAACAGATAGAGGTTCTGATGAAGGACCTCTTGAAGTTTGTCACAGATACCGCATCTGCTGTAGCACTTGTACCTATATTAAAGGATTATCTTGATGTAGCAGTAAAGAATGACGAACAATTAATTAAAGTAGCGGCTATTGTACAAAAACTTGCTTCGGCTGAAGCTAAAGGTTCTGATAGTGAATTTGGATTAAGTGAACTTGAAAAAGAACAATTAATGTCCGGGTTATCAGATTCTATTCAAGAAATACAGAGCGAAAGTGATAGGATAAACGAAGATATAGAAACTAAAAAAACTTCTACTGCTTTTCCTGAGAGTTAACAATGGATAAAGATACAGGCGGTTTATTAAATTTTAGTAAAGCTTATCATTTTATCAAACAAGAGGTAAATGAGGCTGTAGATGCTATACGAATAGCATTTAAGATACCATCTGCTAAAGTTGTGAGTAGTGTCAATCCGGCTGACAATCAACAAAAAATTTCTACGTTTACAGAAGACTCTCAGATGAATAATATGAAGCCTTCTTCTATGCACTTCATATCGTCACCTGTAATAAACGAAATGGTTCCTGTTTTTGCATATGATAGTAGTAGATTTTATGGACCTCCTCTTCCTATATATGATTCGATAACAAATTCAGCACAACTTGTTCCTACTGCTACAAACGAGTATAAGCCTGACTTTGGTATTTCTCCTATACAAATAACTCCCGGAGATGTTGCTGTTCAAGGTAGATATGGACACGCTATAGTATTAAGTGATAAAGAAAGTAGACCGACAATAAGAATAGGAAATGGATTTCGTTCACGAGACGCTTCTGATGTTGAAGTATTTAATTCAGATGAGTTTTCTTCTCAATTAAATTCAGCACAAAACTCTGATGCATCTATACCTAATTTCTTTGACCCAAATGTAGATGGTAGTTCTATTTATCTTTTGAAAAATTCTTCTCCTGGTATAGATTTAAAAACTGAAGCAAAATTAAACGGAACAGAAAGAATTGTAGATTACGAAAAGAAAGTATTATCGTCACCGGTAGGTGGTACGTTTGCGCAAAATAAATCTGTTAACGATAAGATGTTACTTTCTTCTAATAGTATATTTATTTATACTAAGGGTGCTAACTATAACAATCATAATATAAGTGTACTATCTTCAGGACATTTAAGTTTAAATTCTATGAAGAATATTTTTATAACAACACCTGCAGTAGATGAAGATGAGAAAAGTGGTTTTATTTATATAGGTACAAGTGAGAATCGTGGATTACTTCCAAACTCGCCAATGCAACCAGCAGTAAGAGGATTAAATTATTTAAATACTATGGTAGGAATTTCAAAAGCAAGTGATACTCAAGGAGCTAAATTAGGAGATGGGAGTGTGTTAGGAATATTGAAAAACTTAACTGATGCATTAGATAATTTAGCTAATGGTGGGATTGCTGTTGATGGAAACGGTGTATCGAAAAGTGATATTAGTGCTATATCTAAACCTATAAAAGATAGTATTAAAAGTTTACATAATAAAATATTAGGTACACAAATCGAAGCAGACGGAATATCAGTATGGACAGGTGATGTTAGTAAGAAGGTATTTGTAGAATGATAACTAAAGTGATAAATGATAAGATGTCTGCGCCTATCGATTTTTTAAGAGGGTACAAAGACCGAAAGATACCTTTATATCAAGGTAAAGCATCACAAGGTGAAATGCCGGAAAATTTACCTAAAGATATCGAAAAAATAAAAAAGATAAAAAAATTAGCAGAAAGTGTAGAACCTACATTAAAAGCAATACGAAATACAATAGCAGGAATTAAAGTTGCTAAAGCAATAGCAGGAGCTGCTGCTGATGCAGGTAAGATAGGTTCTGCATTAGTTCCTCCTGTCGCAGCTGCGGGTGTTCTACAAGATAAAATTATAGAAAAAGTAAAAGAAGAAATTTCAGATGCATCAGCCGCATTAAAAAATACAGATTTTTTAATTAATCAATTAAAAGCTTTAGCTATAGAAACTATAATAGCTTTATTAGCAATAAAACTTGCAAGTTTAGCTAATGGAAGTGGAAAAGGCAAAGATACGGGTGACGATGATTTGGAATCAACACAACAAGAATTAGATTCATTAGTTGCTTTATCTGAAGCTGAAGAATCTAATCAAAATAATGATGGCAATGGCGGTGTAACAACAATAACAACAACCACTACTTCAACGGGAACATCAACAAGTACCGGTGGCGGTGGATATTAATACTTAGGAGGTATTATGAAGGCAAACGAGTTAAAAAAAATAATCGGTAGATTAGTCAATGAAGAAGTCAAAAAACAACTCGGCGAGATATTTATTAATGAAATTAAGTCTAAAAGGTCTACGCCAATTCAAGAGTCTGTTAAGACAAAAGAAGAATATCCGACAATGGGTGGAAAAACATTTGGTACAAACGATATGGCTGACTTATTAGGCTATGGTGATATGAAATCTAATGGAGGCGGTATGACAAATGCGGGTGTAGCAGAAATAGCACAAAAAGCAGGAGTTTCACCTGACCAAGTTGACCCTAATGTACAAAAAGCTATCACTAAAGATTATCGTGAACTTATGAATAAAATGAATAATAAATGAGCGTAAGAGATATAGACTTAGACCCTGACAAAGCCTTTGGAATAGGCTTTCCGTTAAATTACAACAGAGAGACTTATGGCTTTTTCAAAACTAACTATAGTTATTACGAACAGATACAAGATAATATAAAAAATTTATTGTTAACAAAGGTAGGAGAACGACCAGCGATACCTGAATTTGGATGTCGTTTATCAGAAATTGTTTTTGAACAAAACGAACCGTCTATACTAAAACCGCAAGTTGAAGAATCTATAAAAGAAGCGTTAGATTTATTTTTACCTTTTGTTAGTTTAGTTAAAACTGAACTTATAGAAAACGGACATACTTTAAATATATTAGCAAAATTTAGTACCGAATTTAATGACGAAATAATTGTATCTTTAGATATGCCAGGCGCAGACTTTAGTGAGTATTAATATTTAGGAGAAGGAAATGGCTCAAGCAGTAAAGCAAAAAGAAGTTAAGTATTTAAATAAAGACTTTAATCAACTTAAAGATTCTTTGATGGAACACGCAAAGACATACTTTCCTTCCGCATACAATGATTTTAATGAAACTTCTCCTGGTATGATGTTTATTGAAATGGCCGCATATGTTGGTGATGTTCTTTCTTACTATATAGATAATCAATTTAAAGAAAGTTTATTAGCATATGCTGAAGAAACTAAAAACGTTTATCAGATTGCACAATCAATGGGTTATAAACCTAAAATTGTTACCGCAGCGTCTGCAGATGTAGATATCTTTCAAACGGTGCCTTCTATTGGTTCAGGTGCGGCAAACAGACCTGATTTAAATTACGGTTTAGTATTAAAAGGGGGTTCTAATTTAAAATCTTCAAGTGGTCCTGATTTTTTCTTAAACGAAGATGTTAATTTTCAATATTCAGGTAGTGCATCTAAGATAGATGTTAGTGTGTATGAAAGCGCAGGAGGAGAACCTACTACATATCTACTAAAAAAATCTGCATCAGCAACTTCAGGTCAACAAAAAACAGAACGTTTTGTTTTCGGTGCTGCTAAACGATATGACAAAATAAGATTAAAACAAAGTGGCGTAACTGAAATAATTTCTTGTAAAGATAGTGATGGTAACGAGTGGAGTCAAGTTCCATACTTAGCACAAGATACGGTATTCATTGAATCAAACAATACAGCAGATTTAAGTCCACAAGATTCTCAATTTTCTGATAAAGCTCCATATCTATTAAAATTAAAAAAGACATCAAGAAGATTCTACACTTATATAACTGAAGACGGATTAGTAGAGTTAAGATTCGGTGCAGGAAATAGTTCAAGTCCTGATGAAGAAATTATTCCTAATCCTGACAATGTTGGTTCAAGTTTACCTTCCGGTGTATCAGGTTTAGATACTGCTTTTGACCCAAGTAATTTTTTAAATACAAAAGCATACGGACTCGCACCTGGAAATACTACATTAACTATAACATATAGATACGGTGGTGGACTTTCACATAACGTACCATCTAATACAATTAATAAAGTAGTAGGTGCTTTATACGGCCCGAATAAGCCAGGTGTTAATGGTTCTTTAATAGCAACTGCAAAAGCAAGTGTTGCTTGTAATAACGCATTACCTGCAATGGGAGGAAAAGGTCGTGAATCTGTAATTGAAGTGAAGAATAATTCTCTTGCATATTTTCAAGCACAACAAAGAACAATAACTAAAGAAGACTATATGATGAGAGCTATGACTATGCCAGGTAGATATGGTAGTATAGCAAAAGTTTATATTGTTCAAGATGAACAATTACAAGAAGGTAAATCATTAGATAATGGTACAGATGGTAAAACAAAAGCAAACTTACCTAATACTAATACACGAGTAGCAAATCCATTAGCACTTAATATGTATGTTTTAGGATATACACCTGCTAAAAAATTAGTAGTTTGTAATAATGTTGTGAAGAGAAATCTTGCTACATATTTAAGTGAATATCGTCCTGTAACAGATGCTGTAAATATTAAAGACGCTTACATAATTAATTTAGGAGTTAGATTTAGTATTATAGCAAGAGTGGGATTTAACAAAGATGAAGTTTTGTTAAGATGTATAAATGCTATAAAATTCTTTTTTAGACCTGACGATTGGCAAGTCAATCAACCAATTGTTATTGCTGATTTAGTTAGAGAAATAGCATTAGTAGATGGAGTTGCATCAGTAGTTCCTCCTCTCGAAGATAATCCTGATAAGTCTCAGGTAATAATTTATAATCGTTATGAAAAGGGTTCAAATTATTCAGGTAACATTTATGACATCGGTTCAGCAACTAAAGATGGTGTAATTTATCCTTCAATCGACCCAAGTATCTTTGAATTAAAATTTCCGAATAAAGATATAGAAGGTAATTGTATAGGCGATTCATCAAGTGGCGCCGGGTACTAAGGAGTAAGTAATGCACTTTTTTACATTCGCAACAGAAGATACGGTTTTATACGAAGCATCTGAATCTAATAATTTTGGATTAGATGAAATAATTGAAGTAAGAAAAGATGTTGATGATGCTGGTGTGTCTGTCAATGTTTCAAGAATTTTAGCACGTTTTGATTTACAAGCTATGAGTCAAAGTGTAGTTAGAGCCAACGCAGGTGCGACTGCTAAATATTATTTAAATATGTATGATGCTGGTAGTGATAATTTAACTACTTCACAAAGTTTGTATGCTTATCCTACAAGTGGTAGTTGGAATATGGGAAGAGGCAAAACTACTTATAGTCCTGCAGAAACAGAAGGGTGTAGTTGGGCTTATAGAACAGGACAGAATGAAGAAACGTATTGGACTAAAGCAGATGTAAAAGACACAGGCGGTGCTTGGATTAGTGGTTCAGGATATGAAGCATCTCAAAGTTTTATACATACAGATACTGAACTTGATATGAGAATGGATGTTACAAGCATTGTTAATAAATGGTTTAGTAATAATATTCCTAATAACGGATTTATGGTTAAACGTTCAGGTTCTATTGGAAATAATAATGTACTATTAGATGAAGGTTCAAGTACACAATTAGGTAATTTTAAATTCTTTTCACGAGATACACATACTATATACTCTCCGAGATTAGAAGCAGTATGGGATTCTTCAGTATGGACTACAGGTAGTCTTCAGAACTTAGATGCGAGTGATTTAGAAGATTTACAAATTTATAGTACTAATTTAAAATCAAGATATTCAAATGAGTTTGATGGTAAAATACGAATTGTAGGTAGAACTAATAATCCGACATTAAGTAATTCTCCTACAGCATCTGCATATAGTGTAATAAAGTACTTACCAACAGGTTCTCAATATTCTGTATTAGATAATTACTCAGATGATGTTGTTATACCATATGGTACAGGCTCGTACATATCGTGTGACTCACGTGGAAACTTTATTGATTTAAACACTTCAGGGTTGCAAGTTCAGAGAGAATATAAATTATTAATAAAAGTAATAAGTGGTTCTTTTGCAGGTAGCAATGGAACAGACACAGAAGTTATAGATAATAAATTTACATTTTTCATAAAATAATGCCTTATACAAAAGAACAACTTGAAAACAACGAATATTTTCAAAATTTAAAACTTGAAAACATCCGTGAATATGAAGAAGAGAGACAACTTTCTATTGCTGAGTTTGAAGCATCTTCTTCTTTAGACGATAATAATCAAGTTATGAGATTAAATAATATTCCTACAGCCCCTATTCAGAGTTATGAGAATCCTGAAACGGGTGCCGCAGACAATAGTCCTACTACTTGGGTAAAACTTTCAAGAAAACAGACTAAGTTAGTACGTGGTGAAAAATTAAACGAAATAATTAACAGAGAATTTGAAGAGTTATAATGTCAAGTAAACTATCAGATAGAGATAAGATTTTATTAAAAGCCGGCGGTAAATTTACTCCCGGTACACGAAAGTATGAAGGCGGTATTTATGGTAATGGTGAAGATAGAGATTACGCTTTATTATCTATAATAGAACCTTCAACCGATAGAGTAATTTTAACAAAAGAACTTGAACCTACAACAGAAGGTGATAGAGTAATTGTAAAGCCTGGAATTGATATAAGAGAAATGGGTTTTGTATCAGGAAGATTTAATTTTAAATATGAATTTTTCAGAACATTAGCAGGTAGTGATAAAATAGTTTTAGTCAATACAAAACAACAACAAGCAGGTGAAATATATGATGGCCCATACTTTATAAATCCTAAAGGTGAGTATTACGCAGGAGCTCCTGGACAAGATACAGGCACTCAAGTTGAATTACAACCTTTAAAGATGAACTATGAAGTATCTGAAATAAGTTCTAATAGTGATGAAATTAGAATACGTGCGAGAAATATAAATGACGAAGTTTATAAAGACGACTTATACGATAGGGCTTTTGCTTTTAAAAATGTTGTAATTGATGAAGATTATAGATTAAAAAGAAATGAAGAACCTAAATTAAGATTTTATAATCCATTTAATCCTAATATGTCTTCAACTGCTAATGCAGGATTTAATGCAGGTACAGGCCATCCACCTGTTGATGACGACCCTACGGCTTCTCATATAATTTTAGAGGATGGTGGTCAATTTTATTTTAAAGATTTAATGGACGGTGCTTCTATACGAATAAAAAATGCTTATGTTATTGGTGAAGTAGAGACTACATTAATTACGGACCGAAATATTTTAACTAACCCAGGCGGTGATACGATAGTATTTGATGATGCGCTTAATCCTTTATCTCCATCAGGTGTTTATGATACAGAGTTACACACAGATGCTATTACCGTAGAAGCTTGGTCAGATGGTATTATACCTTTTCAAAGTACGTTAGATGAACATTACGGAACAGCTGCTGTAGGTAGTCACGCTAAGTGGGTACAAAATGAAGGTCGTAATGGTGGTTCTTGTATAAAGTTTGTTGATACGAATGCTATATATAGAAATGATTCTTTATGGCCCGCAGGTGCGAGTATACATAGACCATTAGTTATTACTACTTCATTACCTTCTATTTCAAACTTTGGTGTTACACCAGGTGAAGATTTATTTTTCTTGAAATTTTATCAAAAGAGTTCTAATATAAATAAAGGCGCTACTATAAGAATTAAATATGCTACAGGATTTGGAATAGGTGAACCAAGACCAATTGAACCGCCGGCGGGATATCATCTACCTGGTTCAGATGAACAATTAAATGATTCACCATTAAATGCGCCTGATGGTTATTTAGCAGAACCAGCAGAAGCTATGCCTTCAACACAATTAGTAGATGGCGTAGGTGAAGATGATTTGTCACCTGGAAAACAATGGTTTGTTAGTTCTATACAAAGTGGATTATATGTATGGGAACCTAATTACGATAAATATAATTTATCTGATGGTACTGATACTACTTTACCTTTAGGCATACGAAAAATAGGAATAGAAGACCCTGGTTCAGGTGCGCCTGAAACAACGTGGATTTGGCGAGGAGTAACTTGGACACCTAAAAATCCTCCAAACATAGCAGGATGTAATGACGCTCGAGCATTAAACTTTCAAAGTTATGCAACTGAATTTTTAGAAGGCTCTTGTATATATCAACAATCAGTTCTTGCATCACCAAGTAATTTTGATGTAGTATTTAGAATTAGGCATCAGGAGTTTTTTAAAGATTCACATAACCCGTGGGTCGGATTTAACGGAAACTACTCTACTTTTTTTCTAAAATATGATGAAACTTTAGGTGACTATCATATTTGGCAAACAAAACTTGGAGGTTCTGAAAATCAAGTAAATTATGCTTATGGAATAATGACACTCTTTGACGATATGGAGCAAGGTAGCTCTCACACATTAGGAAATAGTTCTGTAAAAGTAATGCCTTCTAATGGTAAAATAAGTTCAGTAAAAGACCCAAACGCTCCAGGTGCTATAGCATTAATGAAAGATTTTGGTACTATAAAAGATATAACATTTTATGATAAGCCAGGCAACGATGGCGGTGGTAAGAAAAAAGTTTTATTAGTATTTGTAACATTTAATCAAGACTACAGAGATTTCTTAAAAGAAAATGGTGCTATAGACGACCAAGAACAGGGTTGTATAATAGAGATAGGTTCAAACGACAAATCTTATAGAGGAGTAGAACAAATTGAAACTTGGTCAAAAGAAGTTCAAGGTGACGCGTCTATAGGAAATATGGATGAGTTTAGACATTCTGTAATGGAAGATAATGGGACGAGTGGTGCTGGACCAAGACATTGGCTATTGAGTACTACAGGTCCGCCTGAAAGAGCAAAAGCAGAAAGTGGTGAGGGTATATTAGACCAATACAGAACTGATGAA